TTAATTTATTCTCAAAAATACGGTTGTTGCGGTCGTTCTGGGTTTTTGCGATTGAGGTTTTGTGGTCAAGGAACTATACCACTTATAATACTGATTCTTTTTAAGTGACATAAACTCCTTTAATTGTTCTTTGGGTTTGCGCAATACCCTGCAAGTTGATCGCTCTTCATTAATACCAATAAGATTTATACCCTTTGCGGAGATACTTCCGTCCACTTGACAATTAAGAACACCAAGTTTACGTGTCTTTGTATCATAGACCCACAATTCTGAGGCACCAATAAGACCGATCAATTTCTCACTTGCGATGCCAAGTTCGGCATCAGCAGGAAGAAACCTAATCTTCTTTACAATCTTATTCTTGTCTAGAGGTTTGACCTTGCGCGTTCTGGTAATTTTCTTAATAACGCTCATGCCTTCCAGTTCTTGGATATAGGCAGTCAGTGATGCAATTATCATTCGGTTATTCTTTACCGACAGTCTCTCATAACCTTCGATCAATTGCTCTTGGTTATCGGTAGGTTTCTTGGAGGCACGCGCCTCTTCAAGTTCTTGGAATTCGGTCAAATTTTTGGTAACAAAATTCGTAACATATTGGAACTGCTTATCCTTCAGTTTATAGGTACTGACAATAGACCGCAATTCGGACGGCATCTTCTTGTTTTCAAATGCCGATGAGACCATGTCTTCGATTAGATTGATAACATCTCCGGTGTGATCAACATCTACTGGCGCAGCCTTAGGAATAGGAGCATCTTCTTTATCTTTCGATGATTTCTCATACGCTTCGGTCACTCGGATCCATATGCGATCTTGGTCATCTTCCTTTAGAGGAAAACCACGCACCTGCATTCTGGCGCAGTGTGCATAAGTGGAAGGTAACCACTTATCCGGAATACCTCTCAGAGTTTTAAGGTCTTCTGGTAACTTGTAGGTCTTAATCCAGTCTTCAAGAAAAGCTCGGTTGTCTTTAGCATCACACAGATAGTTGTACCAATTTAACCCATTACCAAGAATACCCTGATATGATTGCTCCGTAACAACCATGTCAGTATAGTCCGGCTCTGAGCCGACGAATTTGATTTCTGCTATAGGAGGTTTCAACTTGTACATAATAATTTTTCTCTTTAGAGATTAAAGGTTACGTCAATCAACTTATCAAAACGGAAAGAACGCCAGGCCTGCTTGTCAAGGTCAAATACAGCCACAGCATCTTTGCTCTTCTCCTTACTTTTACCAACTTGATCGGAGGTCTCTGGGAGAAATTCTGGAATTAATGTGCAACGCATAGTTCGCATTTCACCATCTAACTTTTCGAATACCACAGTGGCCTCGGCCGCGGAAAGAAGGTTTCTAACCTGATCACGCCAATCGGGATCCATTCGCGCAATATTAATTTCTGTTTTATTAATTTCACGATAACTTACCATATTATAGTCTCCTAATATTTGACTTACGAATCATAACTTGGTCTTCGGCGTGCTTCTTTGCCTTTTCTTCGACCAAAGGTCCTACACCGTGTACGGAACCAGATTCGTCCAACTCAGACACCTCTTCTATTTCCGTAACCACTTGAACCTCTGGTTCAGGATACGAAAAGAAATTGTCTGTTAAGGGTTCTTCTGATTCTTTAACTATATTAACTGATTTTTCGTCGTTTGTCAAGTCTTTTTTTTCTGATGTAAGTTGTTGATTTCGTTCAATAATACTAATATTGGCGGCAACCACCAACAAAATAGCAAGCGGATCAAACACTAAAATTATGAGAATTATCAACAATCTTACTGCCTTATCCACCGTTTCAACATCACCCCTACCGTAAAACAATTCGGCAACATATTTAATTGGACCAAGTTCACTTTCAACTTTACGCTGCTCTTGCGTCTGCTTTGATTTGTCTATTGTGAGTTGTGATACTCTGGCATTAGCGGTACCAATGTCTTTTGTTAGTTGTTCTCTTTCGACTTTCTGTGAGTTGCGCAGGGCAATAGACCCATTGGCACCACGGATACGCTGCGCCTCGATGAGAATTTTAACCGTATTGTCTAACTGAGACAGTACGGTATTACTGTCATTAATTTTTTGTTTTTCTGTTTCAATCTGTTGGTCTATGAACAATATCTGTTCCGTCGAAACACCGGCGTTTACCGTTGTTTCTAGATGCGCCTTGCTTAGGTAACCAAAAATACCGATACTTGTTACTATTGATAGAATCAATACGGCAATCATAAAATATGTTTTTAATAAAAGATTGGAAGTTTTCCAATAGCGATAAATCCAACTGGCGGTTGTCAGTTTGGCCAGTTCTAAAGATGCGCCCATGATGCCTACCGCAATGGCCGCCGCTGGAAAAATTGACATCAGACCCATAACAGAAAAGTATCCTGCTACGGATGAAACTGCTAATGCTGAAAATAAAAGTAACAGAATAAATGCCATTTAGAACTCGTCCTCCACATCTAGACCCATAGATTGCGCTCTAACTACTATTTCTTTAAATTTACTAATATAGTCGTTGCTAATACTTATGGTGGTATTTTCTCTAATTATTACGGGCGAAGGTATGCTAAACACATCGATATTGGTAAAATATTTTTGGGGATTACTTTGCAACTCCTCAAGTTGTATTAAATAAGTATTTTTGTTATTTTTAAGTAACTCATATCGATCTAGAAATATTGTCCAATCAGAGCAAATTCTTTGAATAAAATTATCGTCTATGTTTTCTTCTTTAAGTTTGTGTTTGTTTTGTTCTAACCATTTAGAAGCATCTCGGTCATAAATCACATCTTTTGACGCAAAATCCCACCAATGATATTTCTGCATTAGTGTTGCTGCTTTATAAGATAATAATTGTTCACGGATACTTTTACGATATTGGAATATTTTTGCATGAGGATAAGATTCCATAATCGACTTAAGTCTGTCGTAATTGGCGTGAACTTTATAAACTAGAGTTTTATCTGAATTGTTTTTAACATATGCCCCAAACTCATCTTTAGGAAGAGTACACATTGTTTCAAAAAGAAGACGATCTAGAAAATAAGGATCAGGGTTTGTAGAATTTTTATGAATCAAATCATGAAAGAGATTGGTGCCAACTCTAAAGTGACCAAACAACCAAAAATGACCAGTTGTGGGTAATTTCATTTAGAACTCGTCCTCCACGTCTAGTCCCAACGATTTAGCCCTAACTACTATTTCTTTAAATTTACTAGTATAGTAGTCGCCGATACTTATGGTGGTATTTTCTCTAATGGTTGCGGGTGAAATTACGGTACTTAACTCAATATTGGTAAAATATTTTTGGGGATTACTTTGCAACTCCTCAAGTTGTATTAAATAAGTATTTTTGTTATTTTTAAGTAACTCATAATGTTTTAACATACGTAACCAGTCTAAGTAAATAGTTAAAACAATATCATTGTCTATGGTTTTTTCTTTAAGTGTGTGTTTGTTTTGTTCTAACCACTCAAAGGCATCGGAGTTATAAATCAGACCCTCGTTCACCAAAGGAATAGCTTTGGAATCATACCACGGTGCCCGACGGCCCATCGGCTGCGAGGTTCGCCAATGATGTTTTTGCATTAGTGTTGATGATTTATGGGATAGCAACTGTTCTCGAATACTTTTACGATATTGAAATATTTTCACATGGGGATAAGATTCCATAACCGTTTTAAGTCTGTCGTAATTGTCATGAATTTTATAAACTAGAGTTTTATCTAAATTGTTTTTAACATATGTTTCGAATTCGTTGTTGTCAAGATCAAGCAGCACTTCAAACAAACTACGATTTACGGCCGCAGGATCAGGGTTTGTGGAATTTTGACGAACCAAATCATGAAAACGATTGGTACCAACTCTAAAGGCGCCAAACAACCAAAAATGACCAGATGTGGGTAATTTCATTTTGCCACCTTTAGATGCACTCTATGTACCTTGCACATTATCCACTCGTTGTAATATATATCCGGATGTCTGAGAACATCATACTCAAACTGGTACTTTGCTTCCCAGTAAGTACATTCGCCTTTGTTAAGGCAAAGTTGTAAAATTTCTCGGGTGAATTTATCTTGGCCTAGTTCTTCAATATCAGCGAGTAGTACTTTATTGCTACCCCAATATTCCTGCCAGTTTGATTCTATCTTGAATCGCTTTTTCTTGCCCTTGACTTGTTTGGTCTTAGCAGAATAGAAAAGTTTTTTACCAATGTATTTTTTGTTGGTAATGGTGTTTGTTATAATATAAACAAAACCATAGTAATTTTCAGGAAGACTTTCGAACGGTTGACTATTATATAACCACATTTTAAATACCTATAGAGTTCATTCTATAGGTATTTATTCGTCTCCGAAATCTTCTAATTCTTCGCAGTCTTCTTCATTGTATTCTTCACCGCAGAACGGGCACACTGTTACCTCGTATCTAGAATCATCCATCTCATGCTCTAACTTGAAGACCGCATTACAACTTGCGCATTCTATATGTAATTTTGTTGGCACTAGAACCTATCCCAGGGGATATTTTCATCCACTTTTTTATTTAACATGCGTGAATCCTTGTCGTATTCTTCTATCGTGAAGGATGTTGTTATACCAAATTTTTCTTCCCAGATTTCTCTGTCAGTTTTTTCTACACCTTCAGGTCTCCAAAATTTGACCATTCCTGCGTATATTTCTTCGTCATCAAACTCATATACTGTTGTTAGAAAAAGTCCGCAATCGCTTAAGGTGTTTAGGGTGGGTATTTTGTGTTTCAATAAGTATTCTCTACCTTCCACGAAAAGAGCATCATTTATCGAAGAAATATTCTCCCAATACCAACTCTGTCTTGTATCGGATTTAGTTTGAATAGCAGTTAACTGAATACCCATCACGAAGCAATCCCCCAAACATCTTCCCAAGTACCACTTAATGCCCCTTTGGCATAGTCTGTGGCACGATTCTCGAAAAAATTAGTGTGCGTAGGTGCATTAATCATTTCTTCAACCCAGAGAAGAGGATTCTTTTTAACTTTAAAAATACCTTTAAGACCTAAAGAAATCAACCTTCGGTCTGCAATGTAGCGGATATACTTCTTAACATCTTCTTCAGTAAGGTTTTCCATAGGGCCCATTGAGAATGACAACTCAATAAACTTGTCTTCTAATGATACCATCTTTTCTGCAATGGTATATATTCTACTTTTTAGGTCATCATTCCAAATCTCGCGATTTTCCTCAATATAGGTGCGAAATAATTTAATCATAGACTCGGCGTGCATCGTTTCATCAACGATTGACCAGGTAACAATTTGTCCCATACCCTTCATCTTTCCGTGACGAGGGAAGTTGAGTAGCATAATGAAGGATGAGAACAGTTGCATACCTTCCGTAAAGGCAGAGAACGCGGCAATGTTTGTTGCTACACTTTCCTTTGTGCCATTTTGGTTTGATAGATCATGAAAATAATCATGCTTTGCTCGCATCGAATCGTATTCTAGAAACTCTTGATAAGTGGTTTCAGGCATACCCAACGTTTCAATCAGGTGTGAATAGGCAGCAACATGTAGTGCCTCTCTTGCGGCAAATCCCATCAGCATCATACGAATTTCAGGTTGAGGGAAATACGGAAGATAGTTTTTCACATAACCACCAGCAACGTCAATGTCACCTTGAGTGAAGAAGCGGAAGATGTTTGTCAGGAATGATTGCTCTTCCTTGGTCAACTTCTTTTTCCAGTCCTTCACATCTTCGTTCATGGGAACTTCGGTGTGCAACCAATGTGACTGCTCATGCTTTAACCAAGCATCATACGCCCAAGGATAGTTGAATGGTTTAAAATAAGACCGCTCTTCCATTAGAGTGATTTCTTTTGCTCTTACCATTTCAGTTCTCCATTGACCATTTTACTAATTCTTTATACCCGCCGATATACTTATCATCAATCCAAATTTGAGGCACCGTAGTCGATGTTACTTCAGCAGGTCTTTCGTTGACAACATCTTCCCAAAGAACATGCTTGTCTAATTCCTGCTCTTCGTAATCAAGTTCCATACCTTGAAGCAACGCTTTGGCCTGCTCACAGTAATCACAATTCTTCTTGGTAACAATTCTAACCGTCATAATTAATAAAATCCCATAAGTAATTTTGCTTCTTCGCTCATCATATCTGGACCAAACTCCGGAATGAATGTAGTAATAATTTCGCATTGCGTAACACCTTCAACTGACATAGCGGCGTTGCGAATACCTTCTACAATTTCATCTCCAGCAGGACAGAATGCGCTGGTCAACGTATGTGTAATGGTTACGATTGGCATCTGTGTGATATCAATCAGATATATTAATCCAAGATTATATATATCAACAGAGATTTCTGGATCATGTACTTTTTTTAGATTCTCAACAATCTTCTCGTAAATTTCATCGGTCATAATCATCCTTCACAAGCAAAACAGGTATCTTCTTCTCCAGACACTAGTGCCTTGAAATTGATCTCTTGAATAACTTCACGCTCAATCTTCTTGGCAACCTTGTCAGCCTTACCAATCTTCTCAGACCGGCAATAGTACAACGTCTTCATGCCTTGCTTCCAGGCCAGATAATGAATAGCATGTAGATACTTGACATTCACAGTCGGGCGGAAGAAAAGGTTTACCGATTGCGCTTGGTCAATGAATACTTGTCTGTCACTGGAATGTTCAATGATCCAACGCTGGTCAATTTCCATTGCCGTCTTGAATGTAGACCTCGCAAACTCATCAAGGCAATCGAGGTGCTGTACGCTACCATCATTAGCAATAATACTAGACCAAATTTCGTCATAACTAAGTTTTGGATCTTCTTCACACTTCTTCTTTAGAATTTCATCAAGATACTTATTCTTGTTGAGATAAGATCCTGAAAGAGTATCTTGACGATAAGCATTAGCACGATACGGCTCAATTGACGGTGAGGTGTTACCCATCAAAATGGAACTAGAAGCGTTTGGAGCAATTGCCATCATGTGGGAGAATCTACGGCCAGTACCTTCGGCATCTGGTGCTTCACCACGAACGGCACCAAGTTCAAGATTTGCCACATCAAGTTTGTTTTTAATGTTCTTAAACATCTTAATGTTGGTGCCCTTTGCCAAGGGACCTTCGAAAGGAATACCCTTGCGCTGGAGATAGGCATGAAAACCTAATGCACCAACACCGATTGAACGCTCACGCTTGGCAGAAAAGATTGCTCTCTTAACGCTCTTAGGGGCATTATCAATGAAATACTGCAATACATTGTCAAGCATTTCCGCAATGTCTTTTAGGAATAAAGGATCCTTTGACCACGTATCATAGTATTCCAAATTAACTGATGACAAGCAACAGACGGCAGTTCTGTCCTTATTAGTCGGTAGAATAATTTCTGAACAAAGATTGCTCTGATTAATCTTTAGACCAAGTTTCTTCTGAAACTCCTGCATAGCATTGTTTGAGTGATCAATGAAATGCAGATAAGGTTCACCAGTCTGCATACGCAGTTCTAGGATCTTCATCCAGAGTTCTTTGGCAGAAACAACATCGCGAACTTCACGTGAGTGAGGATCCCTTAATTCCCAAGAATCGTCAGCATTCGAATCGATCATACACTTTTCAATGATTTCCATGAATGCATCTGAAATATTTACACCATGGTGCAAATTCAAAGCGCGGACGTTAGGATCGCCCGTGGGTTTACGCATGTCTAGGAAAGGAATAATATCAGGATGATCGATACCCAAATAAGCGGCATAACTGCCACGGCGTGTACGGCCTTGTCTATAAGCAAGGGAACTCGCATCATAGATTTTAAGATGAGGCATAACACCAGTAGATTTATCGTCAGCAGCACGGATACCAAAACCAATTCCCACACCTCCGCCAATCATGGACAACCAATTTGTCTCTGAAAGATTTTCAACAAGACCCTCTGCGGTATCTTCAATATAATTTAAAAAGCAACTGATCGGAAGACCTCGCTTAGACCGACCAAAAGAAAGAATGGGTGTCGAATAGGACAACCAATGCTTACTGGCATATTCATACAACCGTTGAGCGTGGTCAGCATCGCTACCAAACGTCTTCGATACAAATGCAAAACGTTCTTGAGGTGAAGTTTCCTCAGGAGTCATATAGGACTCTCTGAGGCGCTTTAAACCCAATTCATCAAAGAGACTGTCGCGTGATCGGTCAATCTGAATGTCTAAACAATTTTCTCTGGGCATAGATTACCTTAATGCTTTTGCGATATTGGGTTTAAAATATGTGGCAGGTTTCATAATCTTACCATCTGGGCGTTTTTCAATCTTTCCAGTAGAAGAGACCTTGCTCATGTTAGACTTGCGAACTTCTTCCCAAACTCTATCGAAATCAATACCAAGTGTTGTAAAAAGTCCTTGCACAACCCATACCAGATCGGCACCACCATCCGCAATGTCAATAACATTTCGCCGAACAAATCCTTCGCTCAATTCCTTGAACTCTTCTTCGACCAAATTCATATAAAGTTTTGCCTGTTCCAAATTTTCTTCAGTGATTTCGGGAGTTTTTGCAACTAAATGGCCGCCAGCGACCATAAAATCAGTAACGTCTTTTTGGTAGTTCATTATTTATGTTCTCTCAGTTCGATCCATTTGTCCATTTCGTATGCTATACAACTCTCAATTAAAATATTCCAGATAGTTTTAACAGTTTCTTCTGGTACAGAAGAGTTTTTTATCAGTGCGCAAACGTTATCGATGACTTGCGACTTTCTTACCTCGTCACGTACTTTATACTTATCGTTTTTAATACGGGCTGCGGCATACATAAATTTATATCTAGTGATAAGAAGGTTGATCAATTGTCGGTCAATTTCATCAATACCTTCCCGGACTTCTTGCATGTTTTCGGTAAGTTCTGGTGGAATCATTTCCTTTTTCTTTGTCAATGTCCACGATCCATCTTTATTATCAGACCATACTAGCATAGTATCTTCTGTCCAGTCAAGTTCTTTTAAAATATCCTGTGGTAAATCTATGTATAACTCTCCGTGTTCGTCTTCCTTAACTTCAACCGTTAGCATTAAAATAATCCTCTAACATGGGAAAATGCCCTAAAACGATGTCTTTGCATTTACGCGCAATAATCATGTGTTCTTTTTGTGTGCCGTTTGCCGACCGCAAATCAATGTAGTGAATCCAAGACCTCAATGTGCCCGACATATAAAGAGTTGTGCCAGTTAATCCTTCGGGCAAAACTGCACGTGCTTGTTCTTTAGCAATGCCTTTTTCTAATGCCCAGTCATATGACTTTTTGGCTTCTTGTAAGGCGCTTGCTTGTTTCATACTCCATTCTTCTTGAAGAGTCCTATCGTCAGTCTCAATTGAGTTCTGACGATTCTTTGTATCTTGAAGCCTTGCCTCGCGGTTTACAACAAAATTCTCAGAGACCGCATATCTCTGAGAAAATTCCTGAAAAGAAAATGAACGGTGTCGTAGAATTTGTCTAGAGATATCCCGTGTGGTTTTAATCTCCATCACAATATGTACCATCTCAAAAGGAGACCAATGCTGGTTCTTGATAAGATACTTAACCAGGCCAGAAGAATTGGCATTATTCTGGTTTGCTGGATTTGATACTCTAGCAGCATATGCAACCAGTTCACCGGCAGTAGTACAATCTGTATATACACTCGGTTTTGTAAGACCGATCAAATTGACTTCACTCATTCAACTCTCCATGATGTTGTATTCAATTTAATATTTTTGGGCCAGTCACCCTCGGTATAAGATTTATCGTGGAATCTTAGTTCGTTCGTTGGCATAATACTTAGTCTACCATTATCCAACTGAATAAACATAAACTCCTTAGACTGAGATGGCTCCATAGTGTAACCATCATTCATTGGAATAACAGTAAACAAATACCTACCAAACAATCCATTACTACGAATCTCTGCTCGTTGCCCATTAAGATAATCGTAACGAATAACCGAGAACTGATCGCCGTAGCAATCCCAAATCTGAGAATCTAATAAAGACCAGGCTGTCTTTGGGAATTCGTCAAAGGCAAG